CGTGATTGGCATAGCACTAGGGACAATGGCAATATTGCTATTATTTTTAAGTTGTCCAATTGATCCGTCTAATGAGGTGGCTTGATCCGTTGTCATAGCGTTAGGAGCCAAATATTGATGTACTGCAATTCCACCCTGTTTTCCTGCCATTAATTTTCCAATATCACTATCAGCGACTACTTTATAAGTGATACCATTTGGATTGGCCTTGAAAACATATAATCCGTTTTGTTCTTTTAGTGTCTGACTGAATAACAAATCACCCCAATAATAACCTTTAGCACCACTGGATGCTTTCGCTAATCCAGGCCAAATCTCTGCCATCAATGTATGTAGGCCAGCACGGTCAACTCCCCTAGCTTGGTCGTATTGAACAAACTGTTCCGGACTGAATACTTGACGACCAGTGCCGTCTTTCTTATTGAACATATGCTTGTCCATAATAGAAAATTGTCCACGACCATTACGGCCAAATATCAATGCAGGATATCCGTCCCACTTAATAGTAACAGTCTTAGGATTCTTTACAGTAGCTATGCTTGCTTCTAACGCACGATTAGCACCAGCACTTCCTCCCAAAAATATCAAATCTTCTGGATGATCTAAGTGACCTTTATCTTCTTTTAGAGAAGAAATCTTATCTACTTTATCTCTAAGTATCGCTAATGATTCAGCTAGGTTCACGGTTTTTCCTTAATGATTTGGAAAATCTCTGCTGGTCTTTGCTTTTAATAGCACTTAGCAACTTCCGCTCTAATATCTGTGCCTGTTCTTCAGGGTAATGCTTATTAATTAACTCTAGTAAATTAATAGCACTAGTTATGATATTATGGGCTCTACTCTCAATAATATGACTGGTGTCACGGTTATTTCCAAGTGCTTCTAATTCCTGCAAGAGGGAGCGGGTTTGTTTTTGCATATAATTATCCTACTAGTATTTATACGATTATGGTATAATTATTTCTTTAACGAATTCAATAAAGACTTGAATTTTGAGCCTTGAACATCGGCATGAACTGTTCTAGCTAACGGCTCTACTGTTATCTCTCCGGTGCTTCCATCAATTGTTTCAACAACTGTAGATTGAGGCTTTAATGTACTCATAATGTCATTTGCGCTTGGCTTGGGAGTATAACTCTGTTCTCCGTCAATGCCAGGATCACTAATACGCATAGTCTCAACATCATATTCTAAATCAATCTTCATGCCCACACCCGTTGAACTACGACTTTTCATACATTGAATCTGATACTTACCGCGTTCACGCATACTACGACTTGTGAAAATACCAAACACATTATCTGCTGTGTTAATCTTACTGATACCACCAGCAATATGACTGTGGTCAAATTCAATTTCATCAACCGCAGTACGGTTCAACTGACTTGCCGTGACCAACAATACACCAAGTTCTTTCGCTAGATTACGCAATTCTTCTGCTACATATTTGTCTTTGATAAACTGATCAGTTGGATTAACTTTAATACTTACTGGCATAACTAAATCTAAGTAATCAACCATTACAAAGTCAATTCTAATCCCAGTCTGTATCTGCACTTCTTTCAGATAAGCACGAATGTCATTAACATTACTTTGAGCAGGTAAATTCTTAACACGATACTTACCAGACTTCTTTCCTGCCATCTTAACACGTAACTCCGTTGTATCAATATCTTTACGAATTGCTTTTGTTCCCATCATGGTCAACATCGCATCTGTTCTTAGTGAAGTTAATTCTTCACTCAATTCTAATGTGATATATGCCCCGCTCATTCCCATCTGTAACCAACTTAATGCGAGATTCATCATTACCAATGATTTACCTGAGCCTGAGCCGCCCGCAAATATATTCAATTCACCCCTACTCATACCACCATATAAAATACGATCCATCTGAGGCCAGCCTGTAGATACTTGTCCACCGCTGTTAAAATATTTGTTAATACGACCTTTAGGATCAGCAAAGTAATCTGTACCCATGTCTTTTTGTAAACTAATCTGTACCGCATCTTTGATTAGTTTCTCTACTGGTTCAAAATCACCCTTCTCTAATAAATCTGCTGCTTTAAGAATAGCACGTTCTAGTTCTTGTCGTTTAGTAAATGCTTCAAATTCATCAAAAAACCATTCAAAATGGCCGTCATTTAAATCAGGCACTACTTCAATTTCTATCCCAGTTGTTGCTTTAATCTGTGTAGCATCCGGCAATACTCTATATTTGTCTGTATGTGACTTGTACATCTCAGCTACTGGACGTAGAGATCGGTCAAAGTTCTCACTATTCATAATGTTCATAACACGGGTATACAATTCCGCATTAGTAAGCATCATTCTCAAAAATAATTTTTGAACATCTGGGGTATATTCTATCTGCTTTTTAGTTTCTTGTTTTGCCAATTTTCTTCCTCTGCATTTCTATTTTAATTTTACTATTAGTAGCACAGTGTAGTATACTTAATAGTGTAGGTAACTTACCATACTTAATTACTGCGTCATTTACATCTTTTATATCATCATCCCAATCAGGTAAGCTAACACTATAGCCCAATTCTAATGCTTTGTCACACAATGCTAATCCTGTCTTATCTCTATCTGGAACTACTATAATTTTTTTATTCAACGTGCTTAATAACAATGATTGGTCACTACTTATATCATCGTGCATCAATGCTACACCATCAATACTTAGCGCATCAAATATACCTTCTGTTACGATACACACTTGCCATGCTGATTTCTGTCTGTCAATATTAAACACATATCCTGGTTGTTGAACATTAAGATATTTAGGCGATTTATTATCTAAAAATCTACTAGTATTACCTACAATTTTATTTTTATAAAAATATGGAATAATTATTCTGTGTTCTTTTCTACTGCCATATCTTCCTGTTCCATTAGGTGTTACTACAAATGGATAACTGTCGTAATGTATCCCGCGCTTTTCTAAATATTCAATATATCTAAAATGTCTAGGATTATCAAGATTTAGCTTTTCGCTATCTTCAGGCAAATCAACTTTATAAAATCTTATATCTTCTTTTGTTTTATTTTGTTGAGTAAAATCTAATAAGTCTTTATGTTGTAAACTTTCCAAACTCCATCGTTTAACTTGCTGTTCATCAATACCAGACCAAACTAATAGATTGCGAGTTTTACTACTGATAGGACGACCTAGTACAAAGTTACATTTAAACCCGCAGTTGAAACAATGCATTGACCAATTGCTACCGTCAAACTTGATGCCACCTCGCATTCGTTTATCTTGTCTATGACCAAAGTGGGTACAACAGATAGCATTGAAGCTAGTCCAGCCAGAACTTGTTTGTTTCTTTTTACCGGGTAGTATAGACAGGATATCAAACATCTATTGATTGTAACACAATCATAATGTTAAAGCAAATTATCTGGTCAATAAATTAGCCACTGCGCCCGCATTGCTAGTGAATTGCATACGAACATAAGGATGGAATCCTTGTATAACATATCCAACCGTTTGCGTAACATTGGATACTTCTTCTGTGGTCACAATATCATACCAATCATTATCTACGATACTACTGCCCTGAATAGTTGTGTTTCCATAGAATTCAATGTATTCAGTTTGTATAGTTAATATTGGATTGTTATTAGTACTCAGTACGCTAGTAGTGTAAGTGATGCTACTTCCATTACTGTTAGGACTATTAGGAAAGGCCTGACCAGTTGGAATAGTAATCTCATATGATGGTACAAAGTTAGGCAATACACTATTAACAATATTCATTACACCACGAGCGCCTGCATTTTGGTCTACGAATACAGGGAAGTCAAAGTCATTGACTGGAATTTCTAAAGTATAGTAGCATTTTTGGGCCTCAATATTCTCAAGGTCTGCAGCATTTAAAAACAACGCACATATACCTGTAGCAGCAAATTGCAAGGTTAATGATTTCTGTATCAATGTTTGATTACCTTGATAGTTTAATATGCGGCAAGTTATATCTTTCCCAGTAATATCTATGGGTTTTTGCTCCTGATTTAGGAATTGAAACTGGATTTGATTATCCACTCCCTTGTGCAGGGTCAATGGTTTGGCATAAACTGGCATAAATCTCCTCGGTGAATAGCCTGACAATAACACAACAATGTTGCGCTGAACGTAATAAAATACTGATGTTGAATACACAAATGTAGGCTCCTATAACGTATTTAGTCTATATATTTTAATTTAATTAACTTTGGTTACCCGATAAATAAACAGTTAACTAAAATAATGATCCAAAACGAATTTTTCAAAAGACTGACAGAAAATCATCCATTCATTACAGTATGTTCATATGCCAACCAGGACTATGTAGGAATTGTACAGAATAGGGATGATATGGTTACCACTATCTATGACTACGGCGCTATAACCGATGCTATCATAAAGGAAAAGTTCCTAGAACTAGGAGAGATTTGGTGGTGGGAATCCAATAGACTTGTACCCATCAATCTGTTTCTAAAAGATGATTGGTTACCCTTTAAACCCTATCTCAGGACCTTCACTAACAAAAGTCTAGTAGTGGTTCATGGTCCCACTTGTAGTATGAATGAATTAAGTAAACGTAGAAGTAAACGCCGTAGTATCACCCTCGTTAAGAGAATGCCCTAACAAATTTATGTGAACAACTACTAACTGTGCATATGCAATCGCATGTGCTTTCTTGAACACATACCCATCAGTTCCCTTATCCCATACAGTTTTACTAATTTCACTCCAAGATTTCCCAATCAAATGCTTTTTACCAGGACGAATAACTGCTAAAAACATAGCTAGTCTTGGGATACTGTCTATAGGTTCTGGCATCTTCTCTAAGTTGTAGTACTGATTGTTCAAGTGAATCAGTTTCTCAACAAAAGATTTATCTTTGAGTTTACTCCAATTAGGTTCAATCATCAATTCAACTAGATGTTGTTCATCACGAACATTCTCGTAAACATGAACATTCAACAAATCTAGTTTGAAGTAACCACGCTTCTCTGCTATTGTATAGTCAATACTTGCTATATCATGTATCGGGTCATAGGGAATAGGTGTAACATATACACCAGTAGCATGTTTACGAATAGGATTGACATTACGCATGGCTGCGCTTGTATGTTTAATCAGTTCAAGCAATCTATCTCTTGAACCAAAGTCAATGTCAATATCACTATCTATTCTCACGGTGGCATCACTCCTGCTTTGATAAGTTTACTATACGCTTTTTGTACAACAATAGCTTGTCTTTCGGCATCTTCTACAGCTTTGTGGGTAGTTGAATGTCCACCATCACTTAGTTTGACCCCTGCGACTTCATACAACGTTCTAGTGTCTCGTACGGTATAGAATGGCCACGGTATTCGCACTCCGAGTTGCCTCCATGCGGTCTCGCAAGCAACGATATCAAATGCTGCCCCATTAGACCACACAGCACGGCGATTCCAACAAAACTTATAAAGGGTTTCCATGCATTCGCTAAATGAAACACGTCCCTGATCTCCCATTGCTTCTTGAAGTGCGGCAGGGTTTTGTTTTGCCCACCATTCAATTGTACTGTCATCAATTATCCTATTATGTATTTCGGTTTGTTCTTCAATCGTAGGACGTAATTCTAATCGTTCTACTACACCATTGCCTTTAGGATTAAACCTTACAGCACCAATGGTTAGTATAACGCAGTATGGACTTGTGTCTAGTGTCTCCAAATCAATCATTATATCATTTGCCATATCATCCCCATTTCAATAAAAATATCAAGTAGAGTTTTTCATCTACTACTAGATACCCATCAGTGATGTTACCATTTACTATATTCATTTTTACGCCATACTTCTTTTCAATGTAATCTTCAAAATCATATGCGTCAAACGTTGTTTTAGTTTCCATGTACTCTACACGAACTTTTTTTAATGCTTCCCAGTACTTCCAACGATTCTTTCGTTGATGTAATGCCGGATCATCGTCATCATAATCCTGAAATGATTTTGATAT